CCCGGTAATGTGTCTGACGAGTTAATAGACTGTTGGAGCTGGCGCTCTCGCGCCCGGAGTTCGTCACTTTTTATAGCATCAATAGATGCTTTATTTTCTTTCGCCCACTGGTACACAGGGTTATCCATATCACCAGTAGTGAGCCCGTAAAGACCACCCACCATAGATACTAAAGCGTTACCCCCTCCTAGTATCGACGCCCCAAAATCGCCTCCCCATGACCCAGGGTTTTCTCCATACGCTCCGTAAGCGATATCAAGAAATGGGTCTGAGCTTGCACCGACACCGCCCTGGGGGGTTGTGCCATAGGCAATGTCGAGAAAATCAGAACCAAATTGGGGTTTTGAGGTCATACGAATCCATCCCTCTACAGAAGGTACAAAGGTTTTTACTTGGGATTATTGGGGGGGGTTAGCCCATGTAACTAAAGCCAATACGAGAGGTAGACCCCGGCGGCGCTACAGCAGTTAATCGAGCTCTTAACCTCCGCAAAGCGTCCTGCTTCTTAACTGGGCCATTACCTAGATCAATCATGCCGTTTGCATCTGCCTGCATACCTTCGACCTCATCGATCCGCTGTTGCAGCGCATCCTGGTCTATCTCAGGTTGAGCAGGAGGCTCTGGCTGCGTCCTACCGGCTGACGGCCCTCCGGCTGACGGCCCACCGGCTGGCGGGCCAGATAGGCTGCCGATGCCCCCGAACGTAACAACCTCCTGAACATCAGTCAGATTATTATTCTCGTCATATATCGGGATGCCGATACTAGTAGCGCCTGTGTACGGATTGGTGTTTGTAATAAGTTGAGAGTTATTGATCTGCTGCTGATATTGATTGAATGCATCCGAGCCCGGCTCATAGCGATCGCGCTCCTGGATTAATTTGCCTAGCGGAGTATCCGGGAACTGCTGGCCGTATTTGATCAACTCCTTCTGCTGTTTCGCGCCCAACGTCTGCAAAGCCACTTGCTGACCAAACCTGGTGCGGTTAGTCTCTCTCGAGAAATCCTGCTCAGTTTTCAGCAAGCCTGTCTGAAAATCTTGATTAGATTTAATGTCCGCAAGCTGATCTGTGCGATCTCTCTGGTAATTCCTGTCCGCAATCTTCGCCAGCCGCTCTTCTTTTCTTGCAGCGATAGCGTCCTGGAACAATAAGCTCGCAGTGTTAGTAACACCTTGAGCAACACCGCCCAACAATCCCCTAACAAAAGGACTCATATCAAACCCTCATCTCTTGTGCGCCTTGCTGCATTGGCTGCTGCGGAGCGCCCTCATCGCCTAGCGGTATATCTTCGTCTGGAAGATCGTCAGCAAAATTTTCTGGTAGCGCTTGCGCCTCCATCGTTAGCTCAGATGTATCCACCTCAGACATCGCAGCGGTGAGCTGCTGTACTTGCTCTGGATCGAGGCCCTGCTCCTGCGCGAACATAGTGACCATGTGCCGGAATGCGATAGCAGCATCCTCTGGGCCAACCGCCATGCCGGATTGCTCTGCGATCTCCATCACCTCATTCAAGGCAACCATCGCAATGACAGATAGGTTTTCTTCCTTGATGTCACCGTCTGTCTCTACATCAGAAGACTCAGCAAGCCGGTAGGCAATAAGCGCCAGTAACTGTGGCTGTGACTCTCGTGACTTCTCTGTGACATTAGCAATCTGGGAGGCAATATCCTCTTCGTAAAGCCGTCCACCCAGGTACTGAATAGCCTGATCGAGAGCCGGATCATCAGGATCTATGCTCGATGCGCCTGATTGTGACTTCGGTTGTTGGGCCGTCTGCGCGGCACCCTGCATTAGTCCCGCCATAATTACACCACCGTCCCTAAGTCAGCACTACCAATAGATTGATTCGGATACTCGTACTTTCCAGTAGCCGGGTTATAAACAGGCATTGGGATAACAGTGCCGATGTTTTGGCCGTATCGCTCCATCGCTTCACGCAAGGCGTCATCCTCCGCCTTAGCCGCAAGCCCGCCCATAAGTCCTTGTCCTCCCGTCATCACAACAGCAGCCTTCCCGTAATCGCCAAGACCGTTCCACGCCCTGCCAAGCAAGCCCGATCCTGCTGCCTTTGTCCCTGCGACGTTGGCCCCCGCTGCCCCTGTAGTGGGATTAACATAAACCGGGGTTGCTGTTGTTATTGGTACGCCGGAAGGGGCTACCGACGCTACGGTAGAGGATCCACCTACAGCTCCAGGAGCTGCCGCGTTAAGGCCGGTAGACTGGCCTGCGGCCGCTGCATTACCTAGAGAGCTATACCCCGTAGGAGCCGTACTAGCGGCACCCGCCGGCAACGTCGCGCCACTGGCTACGCTGGGAGGAACAGTGCCAGGAATAGCGGCACCAGTGCCAGCCGCTCCGCCAACCCCGGCTCCAGCCGTTCCTGCTGCACCAGCACCAGCACCAGCTCCAGCTCCAACCGTGCCACCGATAGTAGGCGCAACCTTGGTCGCAGTAACCGTAATCGGCGTAAGAGCATTTGCTCCAGTTGCTAGGCCGGCTGCATTAGCGCCAGTAAATCCACCAGCCAGCGAGCTACCAGCGCCAGCAATGTTTCCAGATGCCAGCGCTGATCCTGCTCCTGTTACGCCAGCCCAAGCAGAGCTTATGCCGGCTTGCGCCCCAGCAAAAAACCCACCGCCACCAGCACCCAGCCCCCCAAGTCCGCCCATAAGGGCAGCACCTCCGAAGTAGATGAGCGCAGCGGTAGCGATGATTTTGAAAAACTTAGAACTGGTAACCTTTTTGACTACCTTTTTTACGCCTTTGACAACGCCTTTGACAACCTTGCCAATAGCCTTGCCGACCTTTTTAACGACCTTGCTCATGTTTGACCTCGCACATAGGTGCAATTCATAGATAAACGGGAAAACCCAACACGAGCCAATAGCTTCAACAGCCTTGGATCTGCCTCGGGTTCTAATTCAATAACTGCGATTTTGATGACCGGACGGGATTTGACCCAGCGGCCAAACTCGCGGAGGAGCTTGACGCCCTCTCCTGGCACTCTGGTGTAATAAAGCATCACGCTGCATTGCTGGCGCTCGTACCAAAAAGAACGCTCTGACATAGCGCCAACGGCGGCGACTACCTCGCCCTCTATCTCTGATACCCAGACAAAATGCTGATTGCCGGCAATAGCTTCCCGTGCCGTGTCAGCCATTGACTCACGGCAGATGCGAACGGGAAGTGGGTTTTGATTAACTGACTCTACTGCAATATCGACAATCGCGGGCACATCTGCCGGCGTAGCCTTCCTAATCATCCAGATTGTTTAACCTCTTTAAGGCCCGCCGCCGACATTAGGTATTTGACTCGCTACATAAAGTTGATAGGCCCGGTCTTTTGTCATTACTTGACCGTTATAATTAACTTGACCGCCGCCAGCGGGGGTCGTCATTTGCTCTAAAAACTCGTCTCTCGGCAGCACGTTTGGGAGGGAGCTGTTGCCAGAGTCAGTTCCGGTGCCTCCACCTTCTGCGGTAGTTTGGCCTACATACGTCCAGCCAGCGTTCGGGGCCATAAAGGTCTGCCCGGTATTCGGATTGACAATCGGTGTGATTACTTCCGCGTACACTGTGTCTCCAGAAGGTGGAACGACCCAGTTCGGATGGCCTGTGCCAATCCAGAAGCCATCATCATCGTAGTTGGTTGCCGCGTTCGTCTGCTGAATGGAAGTCACGTTGGCTTGTATAGTGCTAAGCAACTGCGGCATCGAGTTAGCAGAATTCAATAGGTTTGTGATTGCGTTCTGCTTCTGAGCCGCAGTGAGATTAGGATCAGCGTAAATTTGAGCAACGCCTTCCATAGTCGAATACATGATGCTGGTAGCTGTCTGTGCGTTGGAGTTGTAATACTGAAACTCGAGTTGCAGTGCGTTCTGAGCACTCTGCCACGTTTGCTCGTTGCTTTGCGCCCATGTGCGGAATGCAATCTCCTTGTCAGCAATTAACGTTTGCGTGGCTCTATCAAGCGCACTTTCCATGCTAATAAACGCCTGTTGGTCATCTTGCATTGTAGCCTGGAACGACTGTTGGTCATCTTGCAACGTAGTCTGCAGCGCTCTATCGAGGGCATTCTGACCGCCCTGGAAGGCAAACTGGTTCTCCTGCAATGCAGTCTGTAAATTGCGATCCAAATTATTCTCTGAGCTTGTAAAGTCAAACTGCTCATCTTGCAGCAATTTACGCAGCACCCTATCCGCTTCGTTTTGCTCCGCAGTAAATGCCTGCTGATCGTCCTGCAGCAATCTAACTTGCTCTCTCTGCAAGAAGTTCTGAATCGCTTGGTTAGCTGCCGCCGCATTAAACTGCCCTGCCTCATTAACAGACTGGGCGTTAAATCTGTTGGTGGTGTTTTCCTCGCCAACATTAAACATGCTTACGTTCGTGCCGAGCTGGGCATCCTGCAAGCCTGCTGTGTTTTGCGCCTGCTGGTTGGCTAACGCCGCTTGCGCGTAAGTGTTTGCATCCTGAGCCGCAATCTCGCCTGCTCGAGAGATCGCTGCTTCTTCAGCAGCTTGAGCG